CTCCAAGTCTGCGGAAAGATTTGTTCACATAGTCAACTTCAACGCCAATAATGTCGGTGGTACTACATCCTGTGTATGCTTGCAGTTCTTCGATGGCGGAAGATGCGTTCGTTAAATCACTCTTTAATTCATCAATAGCTGCTTGAACATTATTAGCTTGCATTCCACTTGAAGTATGATCATATGAAATGCCACTTGCTTGCTCTACAAGGTTGCCAGCAATTTCTGATTTAGCATCTGCAACTGCTTTCTTAATAGAACCAGCAGTATTTTCATCTCCATCAATTCTTGCAAGAGCATCTTGAACTGTCTCTGTAACTGCGGAGCCAGATGTTGTATTACTATAATTAATCTTTGAAGCATTGATTGCATTAATGGTTGCAGTAATAACATTATGAGCATCTACTGCTACAGTAGCTTCAGCAGTTGTTCCACCGGAAATTGCTGCCATCAAGTCATCTACTGGAATATAAAGATGTTCATCTGTAACAGATTGATCTCTTGTATTAACTATAAAATCAATATATTTGTCACCAACTTCTGCACCAGGATAAGGAACATCTGCTGTTGTAACAGTTTGAACACTTGCACTCTTTACTAAATAGTCTTTAGGAATATTAATTTTTTCTCCTACTTGAGTACCATTTTGAGTGATTGTATAACTTGCAAAATAACCTTCCTGAGCAGTTGCATCCTTAACTACATTAACAACATTTTCTGTTTCAAGATCATTTAAGTATCTAACAATTGCTTCAAGAACACTTTGAACATTTCCAGCTGGATAAAGCTGAGTAGGCTTAACAGCACCATCATCAATTGCGCTAGTTGAAACATCTTCTGCAGCGCCTGTAGAAGCTACATCTGCTAAGGTAATATTAGATGCGGAACCAGCTCCAATAACACCATCAGATTCAGCAATAGAACCAGCAATTGTAATAGCTTTTCCACTTTGAGAAGCAATAGTTACATCTGCGGTTGTGTCAAGACCTTCAATTGCATCTTTGATAGATTTAGCAACAGATCCAGCAGTAGTATTATCCCCATTTAAAATACCAATAGCTGTTGCATTTGCATCTGCGTGCGCATCAACTTCATTAATAGCTGCAACAAGAGTAGACTTAGCTTCTGTTGTTAAAGCTGGAAATGTAACAGTATAAGGGACGGTCGCCGCCATTTGTCCGCCAAGAGCAGTAACTATAGCACTAATTTCTGCTAAAGCTTTAGTAACATCAGAACCAGCAAGCGGAACAGTTACATCTGGTGTATCAGTACCTTGTACCGCATTTGCTTTATGATAAAAATAAATATTATCACTATCATAAAGAACAGTTCTAAAAATCACATTAGATTGACTACTTGCACTAGAACCATCAACCCAAGCTTTAATGAGAGTATCATAAGCAGAGAGATTTTCATATGAAACTAATTTAGTTTGCATAATTTTTTTCTCCTTTACTTTTTTTAGTTTTGTGGAAATAAATCTGCAATATCTTGAGCAGTTGCTACATTTTCAGCTACATAGCTATCTGCTCTATTATCAAATTCATTATTTAAAATATCTTCCACATCAGTTTCTAACATATAATTAATTTCAGTTAATCCATCATTAACTGAATAACTATATCTTTTTAATCTTTTACCATTTATTTCAGTGATATAACAATTCTCTAAAGAAGGCTCTACTATAAAATATTTTTTATCAGTCGCTACTTCAATATCGCCTCCCGCATAAAAACAATAGGAACCAATAACAATATAAAGTCCTGAATCTAAATCAGAAAGAATTATAGGATTGTTATTATCTCCTATTAAATAAGTTGCGGGTTTATTAATTAAATCATTATAATCACCAGTTTTCGCAACTTTAGAACTATATTGAGTATTTATATTTACCCAATGATATTGAGAATTTTCATCAAGTTCACATCTATAAAAATATCCTATTGTGTATTTTGTATTTGTTTGTCCAATATATTGAACAATTACATTTGAATATATAGCCAAAGGATTTGGCATAAATTCAAATTGAATTAATTTATCTTGACGATTCCAATTAGTACCATCCCATAAATAAAATAATTCTTCATCAATACAATAATACAACTTTCTATCTGCTGAAGTGAATCGCGGTGGCAGCATAGAACTATTTTGAACTATGTCATATTGACCATCTGGATTTCCAATTTCATTCCACTTTTTATCATCAAAAACAATATCACTATTTTCTTGAATACAACGATAAAAGCAAGAAGCATAAATAACTAAATCTCCAAATTTATAGCGGTGTCCAGATTCCCAAACGTATATTGGTGTACCATCATCAACATACATTACAGATTGGCGGGTTTCACCATCATCATTTTTCCATTCAAAAGTTACAATATTTTGCCCATCTTGTTTTTCTATTGATTTCACTTTACAAGAAGCACCTTTTAATCCGCCGAATTGTGCAGCAGTCTCATTAGTATATTTTCTAGAAAGGGCATATGTTTCTATTGATAATGCCATAGTAATCCTCCTTTCCTAAAGAATAAATAAGATTTCATTTCCTAGTGTAATTTGATTTACTCTCTCTTATATTTTATATAAAAAATACAAAAAAGATATTTTTTATTCTCGTCCAAGAAATAAGAAAATTGGAGATTGCTATAGCAATCTCCAATTTATATTAATTAAATTCAAAAGTTCCTGTTGTGCCGTGATCTAAATCCGCAGGATCAGTAACAAGAGTATTAGTATAACTATTATATCCGCCCATAACAGCCATAAAAATTTTATCACTGTTACTAGCAGACCCACCATTTGATTGATGAAAATGTAAAGTTGAATGTGCTGGAAGGACTTGAAAAATTCCATATGGCATATCACTTAAAACAGTAGAAGGTAAAGGGGTATCATTTAAATCAATCCCTGGATTAGTTCCTCCCATAACTCCATAAAGCATAATTTTCATTTGATAATCAGTATTATTTTCTATATAAAAATCTAATATATCTATTGGAGTTGCTGGTATAATTATTTCTACGTCGGGATTATTATGCAAAAATGATCTTATTATTTTTGGTTCTCTTATTGAAAAAGCATCTCCATCAGAATAACCTTTGTTATAAACATAAGAAGCATCCGCCTCCGCATAATTATACACATTAGCAATCCAACTAGGCGCTTCTGTTCCATCATATACATAAGTTCCTGTTGGAGTAATACCTGTTTGAATTGCATCAATTGCATCTGCAACTGCTTGTGGTGTATAAGGGTATTGTCCGGCGGGTGTTGACCCCTTATCTTCACAAGCCTCTACTATTAAATCAACACCAGTCTGGAAATTTGCTTTTAATTGTTCAATAGCTCTCTGAACATTAGATACTCCTAATTGAGTAACAGTATCATCATAATTAACATCAATTGCATCTGCATTACCAACACCTATATTATAAGTAGTAGTTTCAATACTACCATTAGGCGTTCCACGTCTAATCTCTATTTGGTCTATTACTGGCATTTATTCAACCTCCTTTTATCTCAATTATCTGTATGAGAAATAACTTCAACATACTCCCCATCTTGATTAGCATGTGTTCTATAAGTAGTAACTGTCTTAACTGAAATTAACTCTGAACTAGAGTTATTCTTAAAATATAATTTATATTTTTGAATCAACTCTGGATCTCCTGTTGAAGTACCATAATTACTATACTTATTATGAGCATTTAAAAATAATTTTTTAGTATTTTGTTGAGCGGGCGTTTTTTCAATTACTTTCCCATCAAGAATATCAATAGGTAAAGTATTATATTCATAATATTCAATATAATAGTAATTTTCGGTAATATCTTCACTTCTAAATTCAATTGTTTCTCTATAACAATTTGATTCATACCATCTCGTAATAATCTCATTTTGACCAATTTTTAAATTTTCTTCAAGATTATTAGTGCCGGAATTAAGAAGAGAACCAATATATTTCTGGTCTGGTCCAATAAGATATCTCTCTAACTTATTATCAATATTTAATAAATCAAGTTGAGAAATAACATCACTTGTTATCATAATTATTATCCTCCTTCTTAACTCCATTTATAATATTCTTCACAGCAGGCTTCTATCATTTTATGTGAAATAGTTAATTTTTTTGTAGAAATTAATGTATCTTCATAACCACTAGGATCATCTGAATTAGCTTTTCTATAATATAGTTTAAATTTTTTTACTAAATCATGAAAATATAGTGTATCATAATCACTATAATCTAAATCAATAATAAGTTTAGTCCCCTTAACTCTATAATCATAACCTGGGTTTGTTCTAGTATCATATTCAAAATATTCTAAATAATAATATCCATAATTTGAAATATTATTAGTGTAATATCTTGTTTCATGATAACAAGTTTTAGATTCTTCACTATCAACAAAATTATATTTTTTCTCAATAATCTTATCTTCACCTAAAAGAATTTCTTCTTCAAAATTATAATTATTAGAAGTAGGTAAAGCGCCAACATACTTTAATTCTGGTCCAAAAGGCATTATTTCTCGCGGGGACTGGGTCTCAGAACTCTTTTTGCTAGCTGCATAGATTACTTTATCTTTAACTAATTCTGCCATCCTTTTACCTCCTTTTAATTAATTATCTGTATCAGAGATAACTTTTTTAATAATACATTTTCCAGTATTAGGATCTATCGTTTGAGTAATAGTTTTTTTACAACAAAAAACTCTAGTGCCATCTTCCGCAGTATGATATAATTTATATACTTTATTTCCAGCACTAAATATTCTTTTATGATAATCAAGTGTTAATTTTAAATTACCAACTCCCGCTTGACTAGCACTTACCGTAGCATCATATTTTTCTGGTTGAGTATCATATTCATAATATTCAAGAATATATTTACATTTTGGAGAATTAATAGATTCTCCTTTTCCATAACCAAAAGTAATTCTTTCTCTATAACAATGATTTGTTTCATCAAACCATTTTTCTACAAGTTTACTTGTCCCAAATAAAAACTCTTCTTCAAGATTATTATTATTAATAGGCACAGGACCAGTTGCATCGATCTTAAATTCAGATCCACCAATTCCTCTTAATTCTGGGCCAAGAGGAAGATATCTAGTACCATCTACAGAAAATGATGTTATCACATTTATTTCTGACATTGCTATTTCCTCCTTTATTCAAACCAAATTTCTTTTATTTGAATTTCTCTTGTTACAAGAAATGGCTCAAATTGATAATATCTGTATGCAACATGATAATGAGCAAGTGGTAAAATAGTTAATTCTTGAATATATACTCCAGGAGTTGAATCACCTTTGCGTTTATATCCTCTTGCAGCCAGTGCTCCATAAGGATCATTTGCACGAATCCAAAAATCAACTGTTTCTTCATATTTATCAACTAATTTTTCTCCAACCCATTCATATTCAATATAAGCTTTTGAAAATTGATTATTTTGTATAGAAATGGGAATAAATAATGCGCAATGATAATCATTATATGTATCACCATCTAATGGTATTTCTCCAGTTTGTACTCTTTTTAAAATTCCATTTGTTAATTCCCAACTATTTGCATGTAATCCTTGAAATTGAATTATATTTGGTTCCGTCAGATATGGTTTTAAAAAATTTAAACTTTGATAATTTATTTGATAATTTAGAGTTCCTGTGTCCCCAGTAAATGTCAATAATTTATCATTAAAATTAGTAAACCCACTTGGCATTAAATTAGTATTAAATTCTCCATTAAAATATAACCAATTTGGATGAGGGGTGGGTGTAGGAGGAACTATATTTCTTACATTACTTAAATGAGTAATAACTGTACTTTCCATAAGTTATTCCTCCTTAATAAGCATGAGTTCTTTGTGTAGTAATTAAAGTATAAGGTAAAGATCCAAAATAAAACCATTGTTGATTAACATAATCATAAGCATATAAATCTGGAAGATCTCCTTCTGAACCGATTGCCATAACCCAACCTTTATATGTATCTCCTCCACCAATAGACTCTGGAGTTTCTCCATCAAGATCAGAATAATGATCTCTTCTACCAATTATATGAATACCACCAGGCTCACCTTTTGGTCCAACAAACTGACCAATATATTCTGCTCCTCCGCCCGGATGTTCTATACTGCTAATATCGCGTTCTTGTGAATAATTCATACCTCTACGGTAAGCTCTACCATTATCTGCGTGATGCGCACTATCAGGATCATTGGTAATCATAACATATTCACCATAATTAACAATATGAGTAGAACTAGCCCCTTCCTGAAAAAGAGTAACCATTTCATCAATAGTTTCAAATTTATGTACTATAACAAAAGAAGCACCAGGACGGCCCCCATAAAAACTTTCATAAGCCATTTATTTATTCCTCCTTTTATCTCAATCATTAATTGCTAAATAATATAAATAATCAATAGTAAATCCAGAAGTTTTTCTTCTATTAGGATTTAATGGATCTAATGGATAAAAACTTTTATTATAAGGATTATTTTTCCAACTATTAATAACTGAATCATCAAAAACAAAAGGTGTAACAACAGAAAAGAAATCAACTAAAATTACACCATTTTTTATTTCATAGATTCCATTATGCGGGAGACGAATATCTTCTCCATTAATACATAAAAGTAACCCCGGCCTAGACTGGATTCCCGCCTTAAGAATTGGAGGTAAAACATTACTTGTAATTGAAGTCATTGCTAACTTAGTACCCATTATATTATTTATCAAACTAATTTCAAATACACCTAAATGAATTGTATGACCAAAACCGCCACCTATAACATTTGTTCTATCTAAATCAAATACTAATTTACTAAAATTTATAACTGGAGTAAAAATAAATTCTACATCCACAAAGCCATTATCTATAGGAGTAGATATAGTTTTAATAAATTGCTCTTTTTTATTTAAACTATCAGAATCATCAATTAGCTTAATATTATATTTATTTCCATATCCATTATGAAGTAACCCATGAAAATAATAATGACCACCCGCCTCAAATCCAGGTTCACTATTATCACTTTCATATGTAATTATAGCTCCTTTAAAACCTTCTGAAGTATATTTTTTAATATCTTCATCACTAAAAGGTATTGGATTTAAAAAATAATTCAATTTTTGACCCGGATTATGAGGATCATCATACTCATCATTTGAACCATCACCAACAATATGATTGTATTGCTTTAATATATATCCCATTTTTTCCTCCTTTTTAATTATTAAATTCTTTCCAAAGCCCGCACTGCATTAATAGTCATTGTACCACCAACATCAATAGGCAATGAAATAGATTTAATAATGTAATCTCCTGAAATTCCTGCTTTTTGATTATAAACAGTAATTCTTGTATTAGCTTCCAAATAATAAATTGGAATACATTGAATTGTTATTGTTTCACTATAGTTCGTATACTGATATAATAATTCTCTACCAACTTCTTGTGCAGAATATCCCCATACATTTTCTAAAATATAATCATAAATATTATGAACTGCATCAGTTACGAAATATAATTGATTGCCCATTCGATCATATTTTTCTTTCATATTATCTATTGTTTTTTCATCAAGCGCTCCATTAATAATAATTACATTCGGAACTTCATTATCAAACATTTTATTAATAGAGTCTTTTTGATAAGAATATACTCTTGTTTTTAAAGCATCTACACAACAGCTAGTCATTTTATTATAAGGCTCAAGATAGTCAAAGAAATAAGTTAATGTGTTTGGACAAGTAACAACATCTGTTTTAAATGCCCCATATCTATGATCACTATCATCATCCGGATATAATTTTACAGTAAAATCATAAATATCTTCAAATAAATCTAAAAGTTCTTGTTCATATATATCTGGTCTCATCTGTACTTTTTGTTTCTCTAAACCATCCAAAAATAATTTAGCTCTCCAATCTGCGGGAATATACCCTTCAATAATTTCTGAAGGATCATCATCTTCTGTAGCAAGACGAAGTTTTTGAGTCAATTTTCCTTGTTTATCTTTAAGAAAAACTACATTATATTTATTATTATCAGTTAATATCGGTTTATGTTTAATAACTAAATGATAATGAATTGCTTTTTTATCATTATTTCTACCCCAAATATGAAAATCATTTTTTAAATTTGTATAACTTGGAGTATTGGTATAAGCTGATACTAATCCAGTATTTTCTTCAAATATATAGGCTGATTTACTAGTATTGTTAAAATCAACTTCATAATTAGTACCATCTAAAATACTTAATCCATTAAAAGAAATATCTACTTTTCTATAATTATCTAATCTAAAAGCATCAACAGGAGTATATGAATTATTTAAATAATTTTTAATCTCTTGAAAAATAAAATTTCCATTAATATCATAAAAATATTCATAATTGCCAAGTTTCTCTTTTATTTTATCTAAAATAGAACATACATTATCGCCTATATTAGAAATTAATTCTCCAGGATAAGTAAAATCTGTATATGCATATCCTATATTATCATTATTTTGAAAAATCATATCTGGTTCCCAATCTACGGTCTCTTCAATGGCATACTCATTTCTTTCTTTATTATACCATAACTTTTTGCCATCGCTATTAACCCATCTTAAAAGTTGCTTTGATTCAAGAGGAATATCAGATACAAATATTTTTGATAAATCTTCTCCTCCAAAATTACAAACAAGAGTACGAATAATATCATAAAATCTTTGCGGAATTGCTTCTTCCTTTCCAATATCATCTTCAGAAGATTCATACCATCCTCTTACTTTTGTCCATCTTTTATATATAGGAATGCCAATAAATTTTTGTTGTCTTTCATCCCATACTACTTTTTCATATTTATAAACAGTATAACTATTAGGGTTTTTAATTTTCTCTGCTGGATCTTTAGTACCGCAATCCATATATCCTATAATTTGTTTATACTCATGAAATGTAACAGAAGTAGGTAAATTACCCGCACATTCTCCATTAAGTAAACACATTTTATCTTTGCAAGTTAATTGGATAGTGCAACTATTTAAATTATTTGTAATAGTAGGTTGAACAATTACATATATTCCTTGCGGGAACCAGATAATATCTTCATAAGTTGAATTAATATGATTCTCAATACCAACTAATATTTCTATTTTTTTATTAATAGAAAGTAAGTTATCAATATTAGTTAAATCATTATTAGCTTCTTCTGCTAAAAAAGTTATATTGCAAGTTCTTCTAACAGAAGAATTACCATCTACCGAAATTACTGATCCAGGAAGAACCCGTCCTTCAATACTTTGAACGGGTCCTTCATTTTGATCTAATACAGTAATTTTCACCCAATAAAATTTATTGGCTTCATTATCTAGTTCTCTAAGAAATGTAGTATCTTTTAAAAATCCTAAATTTCTCATTTTATATATCTCCTTTTAAAGGTAACTTAATTCACATAAGTACCTGTCTCCAATGTGCAATAATAATTTACCATAATATTAGTAGAAGGAATTTTTGCTTTATTAGTAATTAAAATATAAGAAGTATTTTTATACCAGCCTATATATTTAATACTTATAATTCCACTAATTCTATGTAAATTTAAAGTTCCTGTTTCATTAATAACATGAGTAATAGGAACTCCTTCTTTATACGAATCTGAACTATCTCTAATTTCAAATACGCTATTAGGGATTGCTTGAATTTCAATAGTAGAGAAATTATTAATCTTTCTATAACTATCCATCCAATCATAACTGTATTTTTTCTTAATTTCTAAATCTATTTGAGTATCTGGTGTTGTATCTTCATAATACTGACCAGGTATGCTAATAAACTTTTTAGAAGAAATAATTCTACCAACATAAGGCTGTTCAATTACATCATATAAATAATCTACTGTTGCTCTTATAATAATATCTGTTGATTCTGGATCTATTTCACTTATAAAGTGAATATCATCTTCTTCATTAAATGTTAATCTATTATCAAATTCATAAGTCTGCATTGTATTATAAATAGTAATAATCTCTCTGTCATTGAGCGGAGTTACCGCTTTACCAACAGAAATCTGACTTCCTAAGGTTAATATACTATCATTATTTTCTTTAACTTCAATCCTTGCAGGCTTTTCATCTATTGTAATACGAATGTGATGAATTCTTTTAACATCTGCTTGATAGCCACCATAATTATTTGCCATTCTATGATGCTTTTTATAAATTTCTTTTATAATATTGACACCAGTTTCAGCTATCCCGCCTTTATGATATTCTGCTAAGAAATCCATCTGCAGTTGACCTATTTTAGTCTTTTCAGTATATAAGTTATTATCTAATTCTCCCACATTTAAAAATTTATACTTTTTATAATTTTCTACTGTATTATCTGCAATTTCATTTCCATTAGAAGTAAAACTATAAATCATTCTATTTAATGGTTGAACAGGAATACAATTAATATCCATCAAACGAACTATAACATTACCTTCTGTTGGAGATTTAAATAATTTAGGTTGACCATCATATAAAAATTCCAAAACTTTATTTCTAAAATCTTTTTCATGAATATAGTCATATTGAGGAAATGCTTTACCTTTTAACTCATTATCGGAAGATGGTCCATAATTAACCGGATAATTACCTAAATTTTCCTTCATTGCTTGGAAAGTAAAATCAACTGCAGGAGACACCATAATTGGATTTCCTTGGTCATCAAGAATTGGTAATCCTGTATTATAATCAATTAAAGTTCTTTGAGAACCAGTTTCAATTAATCCATTATAATCAGCGTCCCATGAAAGATTTTCAGATTCCATATTATGTTGCTTATATGCTTCTGCCAAATTCTTATCGCCATTATATAAATCTTCATCAGTACAGAATAAATTATTAGGATCCATTAAATAAGAAATAAGTCCATTAATAGGGAATATTTTATAATAAACCGCATTATTTCTTACAACTTTTGGATAACGATTTCCAATAGTTTCTGATTTAGATTCAGATAATTGAATCTTATAACTATTCATTGTATTATCAAACATTAATTTTAATTGTTGATTATTTTGTCCCAATAAATAAGAGAAATTAAAATTTCTTAATGTAGGAGTATTATTAATTGCTAAAACTCCTCTATTTCCCAAAATATCAACAGATTGAATACCATATTTATAAAATACGCCACTTTCAATGGTATAATCATAAATAGGTTCTAAACTTTCTATTGTAGTTCCTTTTAAAGTAATTAAAAATACATCTTCCCAATATAAATAATTATCTTTAGAAGAAGTTCTTCTAATATAAAAACTTCCATAATAAGGAACATTACTCATATTTTTAGAAACAATCTTTAAAGCAATTCGCCCTTCCTCTTCTTCTTCATCAAGAGTAGAAATACCTTTAAGACTATCTTCTATACCACTTGAAGTTATTACTTTTTCATCAGAACCTAAATAATATAATTCACAAAGTGCTTCATCTATTCTTGCTAATGAAGTTTGAAAAATAATCTTTGTAGTAAAATTATAATCATTATTAGTTACAAAATCAAAAATAACTGTATAATATTCTAAGTCATCTAATTCAAGTTTTGATAAATACTTAAATTCATTTACATCATGAAATTGATTAGAATATAAAATACCGCTATCTTCTAGCGGGAGTCCGGTTCCCGCAGAATCTACACCTTTATAAATTTTTATTCTATAAGAATACAACCTTTCACTAGAATCTTCATCACTAATAAAATTTCCATCAATATCTAAAGTAGATAAAAATAAAGTTTTTCTAGTATAAAGTGGATCATCTATATCAGAATCAAAATCCATTATAGGAATTTGAATTTTAATATGACCTACAACTTTTAAAATACAAATTGTTGACCATTCAGAGAAATGAGATGCATTTATACTTAACCAATCAGACTGAGGTTGACCGGTAAAAGGATCATAATCAATATCACTTAATCTAATTTGAATCTTATATATTTCTCCAGGTAACCAACCACAATAATCACTACTACTATTATCTCCAGTTTCCGGATTTTCACTGTCTCCAATATCAGTATTACTATCTCTGTTTCCATTTAAATCTCTATTATATAATTCAAAATAATAAAGATTTGGATTATCTTTGACTTGTATTGGTTTTATATTTAAAATAATACCAGTTTGTCTGCAACGTCCAGATGTATCAGGATCATCTACTGTATTTACTGCATCTAGACCACTTGATTGATATTTAATTACTGCTTGTACATGCCCATTTACAATATCTTTTGAACTATTAAAATTAGAAAAAGAAAAATATACTTTACAAGGCTTTTCAATAACAGCATCTTTTTTTGATGCTTGAAAAGCTGGCATATAACTATCTATAATTGGCGGATATAATACATAACTTGCCATAATATTAACCTCCTTTTATCTCTATTATATTAAACAGTTGGCGGTTGCTGTTTAGGCAAAGCTTTTATTTCCTCAACTAATGTTTTTATATAAGAATTCCCGCCTTCTTCTTTGTAATCTTCGTATCTTAACATAATACTATCTAAACTATAATCATCAATCCAACCTTTGCTAACAAAGTAATGATGCTCTCTAACTATAAATTGCTTAATATCATGCATGTCCGACTCTGTTAATTTATCTATCCTTTTGGATAGAGTATCTACTGAATCTGACATTTTATCTATTTTTGCCATAACCTCTTTATGACGTTGCTGAGTTTTATTATAAAAATCCTCAAGTTTTGTTTCTTTTATTTTAACGTCATAATCCTTATTAAATTTTCGTTTATACTTATTTTTAAAGTATTCAATAGTATCCCAAGCCCCTTTAATCATAGCTACAAGACCTATAATAAACGCAATTATTTGCGGGATTGTGTACTGCTCTAATAATTCCATATTATTGTTCTCCTTTTTATATAAAAGTTCGTTTATAACTTTTTCATATTTATATAAGAATTATTTTAATAAGATAAAAGACAATAGACCAAAAAAAAATGGGGTTTCATACTACCATATAGTAGCGTAAAACCCCAATATTATTAGCCTTTAGGTTGAGCACCAACAATCTGTGCTATTACTTCCATTACTTTATCATAACCAAGAGTAGCAATGAGCCAAACTGCAGGAGCTAATAAAACTAAACAAATAATAGATTGAACATCAAAAGGAATGTTCATAAGAATATATGCGGCAGCCCCTCCACCCCATCCGCATATAACAGATAAGATTAAAGCAACTAAGGTTGGCTTTTCATTTTTAAAAGTTTTCTTAATTGCTTCTGTAAACAAAGAACAAATCAGTGATAACGCTGTTACTAAAAAAACAAAAATTGAAGTTGTCATTTTGGTCTCCTTTCTTAAGATGATTTGGTGTATTGAATCACAAACTTGTCTACCGTTATTCGAGATGGTCTAAAATTGCAAACTTCAAGAACCCCATTTAAGAATCCTCCCATTATTGGCATGATATAATCATCTGGATTATAAGCATCTATTTTAACTATTTTTTGTCCTTGAAGATCTATAATGTTAGAAGCCCATTGGTTAGAATAAATATACAAAGGAGTACTTAATACAACCGTCCTCTCATACACCGTACTGCCATCTATCCACGTCCCTACAACTTTCTCTGAAGTAGAGTAGTGATGAGCTAACTGTCCTTCCGGTGTCCATGTTCCAGAGCCAGGTTGGTCTGTTGTTTTGGTGTACTTACATATAGCCCATAAATCATAGTCAGAATAAGCAGTTCCTAATGAATATTGTATTTGAACCTGAGAGAATGAGATATTCATTACATCATATGTTTCATTATATCTAAAAGGCATAGTGACATAATTAACACCACCAGAAATTGAAAATGCTCTGATCTCACATTCTATTGGCTTATCTATATCACTTATACCATGTACAAAAACTCTATTATCACCAGTTTGGATAGGGGATATGTGAACAAGTTTCTGATACAACGGTTTTCCATCCGTCCATACACCTACCTCGCGCTCTTCCTCAGAATATAAAGCAGGAAGATAAATCAGATTACCTTTAGTAGGTCCTGTACCAGGTGCGTCTGTGGTTTTTGTGTATTGGAGTGTTATTACTGCATTATCTAAAGATATCCAGTTATTAACATAATTTATACACGTTTGACTTACTCCAAATAAAAAACCTTTCGAGGTGTTTGGTCTATAAGAGAAAATCGAATAACGAGCCATAGTATTAGATTCTATAACAGAACCGTCTATAAAACACATATTATCAATATTATTAATATTGTGAGCTACAGAATGCCAATTTCCATCGATAGCAAGATTTGATATAACTATATTTTTCTGATACAACGGTTTTCCATCCGTCCATCTACCAACCACCTGCTCGTCTTCAGAGTAATAGTTGGACATCATGACTGTGCCTCCACCCCCACCGCTAGGAATATCATACACCGTATCACCAATCTTAATGGTATTAAGATCATCCGTAGCCGGCTCAGAAGGGTTTGCCTCAACTTCTGCACCTCCGCCACCAAGATTATACACAACATTATCAGCTTTAAGCCTTGTCAATGTTTCTGTAGCAACTTCTTGAGTATTAAATTCTAACTGATCTTGCTTAAGATCCAACGCTGTTTTATCTGCTTTTAAAGACATATCAGTATTATACGTACTTAAATCTACTTTTTCTGCAAGTTCAGCTTCAACATCCGAAGCATCAGCTTTTTCATCCACAATAGAAGACAAATCATCTAAATCTTGTTGAGATGCTTTTTTATCTATCATATCTGACAAATTATCTACTTCATTTTCAAGAGTCTCAAAATCAGTCACATTAACTTTTGTAGATAATGCATTTATTAACTCTTGCTGCGATACTGCTGATAATCTTGCTATTTGATTTGTAACAACAGAGACACCATTTACTTTTACATCTTTAACAAAGCTACCTCCAGAAACAATAGAATCAATCAATCCATCTTTTTCTATTCCTAAAATAATTTTTGTTTTAGAAAAATCACCTTTAGGAATTAAAACATATGCCACTTCACCTTTATTATATTTATAACCTTTATATTGACAATAGGCAAGGAAATGATTATCAAGATAATTTACTTCATATTCTCCTTTATCTTCATCAGTACATTTTACAATTTCACACTCAAGAGTTAAAGGAAAATTTAATTTCGCAGTTGAATCTTTAACAAATACTTTCATAGCATCTAAGATGCTTTCTTGTAAATTATTCAATCCTTTTACCTCCTTAAAAGAAGTGCAGGAAGCGGGTCCAGACCCGCCTCCGCATCATTCTAGTTTATTTTACATTTCTGTTTACATATTGACTTGCTACATTTGGCAAACTCATAATCGCCATTCTAATTTCATCTACACTATTTGCATTAGGGAACTCTAATCTATCAATATAGAATGTAGATCCAGTATCAGTTTGCACTGGACGGGTCCCTCCGCTATAACTAGAAGCGCTCATTTGAGTTCTTATTGCAGCCATTTGATAAGCAGTATCTAATGCTTTATTCTGAAGATTTCTCATAATTGAAACCGTATTAAGAAGATTTGCAGTATCATCCGCATTTAATACCATTTCTTTCTTATGAAGAACTGCAAGTTTACCATTATCTCCATTCCATTCTCCTGTATAACCACCGGTCTTAAATCCAATATATCCTTTATTTTTACTATTTTCCATTTTATTTCTTAACGCTTCTATATCATTATCAGATATTCCTATATTTCTTAAATATTCTTCAATATCATCGCCGTCTCCAATTACTTTTAATTCATCTCTAAAGAATAAACCTTTTGTCCCATAAACTCCTTGTGGATCAGATTGAACAGTATAATTTTTATAATCTTTTTCAGGATCAGTCCTCAAACCACCATTGTTACTTCCACCATCACCTTTGGTAGTAGACTTAGAACTTGTAGTTTCATCTCTATCAATTTTAGCATCTGGAACATTAACACTAGCTGCTCCACCAGCATATTCCTTTCCTTGCATCCTTAAATAAGTAGCTAATTTATTAATAGTAGTTTGAATTGAATCAGCAACTCCATACCAACTATTTTCAGTTTCTTTAAGTTTACCTTTTAATTCCTCTAATTTACTGTTACTTTCATTAACAAGTTCTTTAGTTTTCTCTTTTAATATATCAGTTTCGTTTTCTGCCATCTTAATAGAATTAACAATATTTTCTTCACCTTCTTTACCATAAAACTTCATATGTACTAATTTTTCAAGTTCAGTAATCTTATTTTTATACTCTTGAGTAGCATCTTGCATAGCAGAGTAAGCATTTTCAACAGCAACTCTAACAGAATCTTCATCGCCGTTCCATAATGCTTCAAGCATTTCTGCGGATTGAGACCAATCTACTCTAGTATTTTCCATCAAAGATCTACTTATCATATCCATATCAGCATAGTTTGTTCTAAAAGCTTCTTCAAGGCTAAGATAATCAGTCTTTTCTGTGGTAATAAAAGTATTAAGATATTGTAATTCATTATCTAACATACCTGCAAAAGCAGTTTCATCTTGATTATAAAGTTCGATTCCTAAAGCGGTTCCCGCAACTTTTAATTCATTGAAATAGTCATTTGCTTTTTCTTGTCTTATTTTAGATTCTTCTATAAAGCTATCTCTTAAAGCAGCCATTCTAGCATTCTTTTCTTCTTCTTTAATAGCTTCGTTCATTTGAAGATCTTTTATTTGATTAGTATAATCAGTAGCAGCTTTTAACTGTTCATTAATAACAGCATTATAAGCATTATTAGCAGTTTCATATAAATTATAATTAGAATCTAATTTATCTTGTTGTCTATTATCTTCTTCTTCTTCATCTGCTACATATTGATAAGACAAATTTCCCTGTTCATTTCTAACTAATTTCATTGCATTTTTATTATTACGAGATTCTTCTAATGCAATTTCTTTAAGAATTAAATCATGTTTTGCTTCAGCTATATCTAAATCTTCTTGTCTTAAATTTTTAATATCTTTTAATTTTGTAATCTCAATATCTCTATATTTAGCTAATTTTTGTTGTGCCTTAACATTTTCTTTATAAGTGTTACTAATATCTTTTTCTACTTTATTAGCCAAAGTCTGAATATGATATGCTTTTTTAAATCCATCAAAATAAATATCAGAGAAATTAGATGCCCGCTCCCATTCTTCAGTCAACCAATCAGAACCTTTTCCACCAGTAAGCTTTTTATTTAAGTCATCAAGAATTTTATTAATAGTATTACCATATTCATTCTTTAATGTCTTAATATAATCAAGAGTAAGATCATTTAATTCATCTTGTAACTCATTCATTTTCTTCAAAGCTTTTTCGTGATCTTCATCACCTTCAGAAGTTTCATTATATAATTTCTTCCAAAAGTCAAGTTGCTGTTGAACAGATTGGATTTGATTGCGGGAAGCATGCTCTTGACCTTCATAGAGTTTATCCATTAAATCATAAGCCTTTTCACCATACATCAATTCAATCAATTCGCCTTGGAATTCTAACTGGTTATTGATTCTATCAAACTGATCATTAAGTTTATCAAATTTTTCTGCTGCTTGATCAATACCTTCTAAATATGCATCCCAAGCATCTTCTACCGCCTGATGAAGAGAGCTAGCATGATCCATTAATTGATCATTTAATTCTTTTAACTTCTCTTGCGCTTGAGAAATTGCTTGAGTATGATCTGTAGCCTGATCTGCATTTAACTTATCAATTTCTGCCATTGTATCATTAATTGCTTTAATATCAACAGCAATATCAGATTGGTAAGTCTTAGCTTCTGCGGCAATCGCTTTTATTTCTACTTGAAGATCTTTAAATACTTTCTTAAAATCAGTTCCAATTTCTTTAAAGAACTTATTCCATTCTCTTTCAGCTTCATTTAAATCTAACTGAATTTGAATTTCAGTTTCCCAAGCTTTAAGATTATTGTCTAATACTTTACGATTATTTTCATCTATCTTATCAAAAGTATCTTGCATTTCTTTATAGTAAAGTTCTTCATAACGCTCTAATTGTTTCTTAAATCTTTCATATGCTTTTTCTTGAATTTCAAATGCCGCATCATCCATCGTGCCCGCATTATATGCGTCTACCGCTGCATTATATTTCGCCAAAGCCGCGGTAGTAGCTTCTGCGTAATTTGATATTGCACCATCATCTGTAAATTCAAGACCTTTACCTTTAAGAATAGCACCTAATTCTTTTGCTTCTTCTTGTTGTGCTGCATATAATTTCTTATAATTTTCAGTTTGCTTTTCAATTAATTCATTTTCTTGTTTTAAAGAATCAATTAATTCTTTACCATGAAGATTCTTCTGATGCTCTTCTAATAATGAAACTTGTCTATCTACTGCTTCAATAGCTTTTTCAATATCAAAGTATTTATTAAATTCATCTTCAAGTTCTTTTTTCTCTTTATCTTTTTTATCTTTGGAAGAAGATTTAGAGCCTTTTCCGCCTTTGCCTGCTGCAGCATTATCCATAGCATAGATTGCTTCATTCACTGAAGTTCCTAAATTAGTTTTTTCAGAAATATAACTACTATATCTATTATATGCTTCAGTATACCTTTTATCATATTCATCTATTAAAGATTGAATTTCTTCATCTGACATCTTCCAAAGACCATCTAATGGATCTGATCCATCATTACGTCTTTTTGAGCTATATCCAGATCCTTCTTTAACTCCACTAGGTCCAGCTTGTCCTTTAGGATTCAATCCTGGATCTTCAAAGCCATCATCATATGCTCTTCCTGCTAAAGCAGCAACAGTCCCAACACTACTCCAATATTCATAAATATTTGAAGTATTATTTCTTGCATTACTAGTAACATTATCTAAATCTTCTTGCATTACTCTAGCAAGTTCTTCATTATCACCAGCTTCTGCTTCTATTAATGCAGCTTTAAAATCACTTAAATCTTGAGCCATTGAAGCCTCAACTTCTCCGGCTGTTTTTTCTCCGCTTAAGTAAGATCTTAAATTATCTGCCATGCTCTTATAATAATCTGCTTGAGCTTTTTGGATATCTGCTTGCTTTTGAAGTTCTAATTGATAACTTTCATTCTTTGCTATTAATTCTTTTTTATATATATTAACAGTATCTTGTAAAACCTGTTGACCTTCTTTTTTTAACTGAATACTACCATCTTCTAAAACATTATAATTTTTTTGCGCAGCTAAAACATCAGGAAAATTCTTCCCAAAATGTTCAATATCTTCTGCAGCGATAATCCAATTTTCACCAACATCTTCCGCAATATCTCTTAAGATTTCTGCTTCAGATACGACACCCTCAAGTCCAGAAACAAGATTATCAAAAATTGTATTATCAAATTCATCTAATAAAAGACCATTACCTTCATCAAGTAATTCTTTATAATGTTCATAAGTATCAGAAGTATCTTCTAAAATTTTCTTTAATTCTTCATAGCGTTTTTGTTCTTCTTCTGATAATTTTTTTACATTAGGATCATAATTTGCAGCATTTTTTTGATATTGTAATTTTTTAAATTCTTCAAGATTTTTTTCATATAACTCTACTTCATCCTGCGCATCTTGTTTAACTTCTTGTAAATATCTTTGATTTGCAGCAATTTTATCATCAACTATAGCATTTAAATTTTGAACTTGCTCTAAATTAGATTGATTTTCAAAATCATGTAACTCAACTTCATAATCTTGTAAAAGAAGTCCTTGTTCTTGAGCGTATTCTTCTAATTCTGATTTAGTTAATTTTTTATCAGAAGTTAATTTTGCTCTTAAAGATACTGCAATAGACAAATCATCTTTAGAAGCTTCTTTTTGAATTATATCTAATTGATTGTGAATTTCTTCTTCTGTAGTTTTACTATCAATATAAACTTTATCTTGTAATACTAAAGCTAATTCATCATCAGTTAAATTATTAGCAAAATTAGTTATATTACCAATTTTACCATAATTTTCTCCATATTTATTAACTAAATAATTAGTACCTCTTGCTCTTTGCTCATAGGTTTTATTATTACCAGACAGACCAGAAAGCATATTTATAGCTGCCTCTGTCACATCATGTTGAGAAGCTTTTTGATAATCTCCAGTTTTTCTTAAATCTGCTATAGTTTCTTGAAGAATTTTATTATATTCTTCAAAAGAATTTACACTATCTAAATTTTTACCAGCTGCATTTTTTTCTACTTCAAGAGATTCATTTTCAATATAATTAGTTCGTATTCTACCAAGCTGATCTTCAACTTGACCAGCAAACATTATAAGTTCATTTCTTAAAGGAGGAAAAGCTTTTATTAATCTACTTAAAGCTCCATATACTTCCCCAACATTTTCTGCTTTTACATTTTCTGCTTTAAGTCTTAAATTTCCTGTATCAGATAATTCAAAATAATTTGTTAAATTATTTTGTTCTAATACTTCTATATTAGAATATTTAAAATCTTTTACATATTCAACATTATTTAAATTGTTTATAGCTTCAGTTATCTCTTGATTATTTTGATTAATTTTTTTCTGAATTTGATTCTTCTGATGTTCTCTCATTTCTTTATTGAGAGATTCATAATCACCAGTTAAATTAGCAACAGCAATTCTTTCTTCGCCTAATATATCAACTAATTTATTAGTTTTTTCAACCATTACAGATTTTTCTGCATTTCCATCTTTATATTTAGCATATAAATCAATATATGATTGAATTAAATCTTGAGTCTCTTTAATTTCTTTTCTTTTTGCTTCATGTGCTTCTTCAAAAGCTTTTTGTTCTTCTTGTCTTGCTTTTATTGCAGCTTCTCTCGCTTGTTGTTCTTTATAATAAGCATAAAAAATTGCCCCCGCAGCTGCAACGACTGCTACAGCAATAATACCAGCAGATGCGGCAAAAGCTAAATTAGCTTTAGTTCCTGCACTTTTTGCTATTGTATTCATTTCTGTAGCATAACATTCTCCTGTAATAGCAGCAATAACTTCTGGAGATAATCCAATAATACCTTTTGAAGCTAATGCATTTTTTACTTGCTCTTTAGTATCTTTATTAACTGCAGTAATATGAAGTTCAATTAATCCATTTTCTTCTATTAATTTTAAAATTTTTTCTTTTGAAATTTTTTGGCTAGCCTGTTCTAAAAGTATGTTTTGTAAAGTAGATACTCTTTCAGCATTATTATATGCAATTCTTGCTTCTTGTAAAGTATTTAAACTAAATAATGAAGGTATAATATTTTTAAAAACAGAACCAAGAGATGTAATTCCTTTAGCTAAATTAATTGAAGAAGTCACTGCCATAGGTAAAGTAAAACTTAAATTTGCTAATAATTGAGTAAATTTTTCTGTTTGACTCAAACTTTCATTATCTGCTATATTACCAATATTTTGAATCATACTCACAACAGAAACTAATTGTCCCAACGCTCCAACTGTTTTAGTAATATCAATAACCATTTTAGTAGTATTTAAATTATTTTTAAGAGCGTCTCCTAATTGTTTAGTTGACGCAGTAGCATTTTTTACTTTATCATCTAAATATACAATACTTTGAGCGCTATTTTTTACTTTTTCAATATTTTTTATTATTATTTCTAATGCTTTACTTTCATCCATACCACTTTTTACTAATCTTTCAAAAGTAGCAGTTACTCTTTTTATTCCAAGATCACTTACTCCATTAAGTTGATTTGTAATTTTTTCTATAGTAATCTCATTTTCATCAAAAACAGCACCTAATCCAGTAATAATACTATTTAATCTTTTTGACTCAGCACTCCAAACTTTTGTATCCGTAATATTTTGAATAATTTCTTTATTAATAATACCATATGGATCATTATTCTTCCAATTATCTATCATATCTTGAACTTCAATAGCAAGACTACCCATTTCAACTTTTTGTTTCAAGATATTGTTATATTGCTCTTTTTGCTCTTGTGTCATTATAGAAGCATATTGATACATTTCTTCATAATATACTTTTAATTCTTTTAATTGATCTGCTTGAATTTGTTGTGTAGCAGATCCATTCGCAGAATTAAATAATGCAGAATCTTTATACATAGAAGATAATGTTTGAAAACTAGCTTCCATATTTTTTAAATTATTCTGAGCATTTTGTGCATTTATTATAATAGTTGAGAGGTCTCTTCCAATCTGTTCACTAAATACAGTTAATCCAATAGAACCAATCATAGGAAGAATATTATTTAATCCACCAAGAGCTTCAGTTAAATTAGAAACTATATCTAATATTTCAATACCTTTTTCTATAAAATTACCTATTGTATCAGTGTCAAATAATACACCATATAATTTCTCTGCGGTTGCTTTTAAAACATCCATCTTATTAGCAAGAGATTCCATGGCAGTTTCTTGTTGCTTCTCAAGAATCCCTGCTGCATTTAAAGATGTTTCTAAAGCTTTTCCATACATATCCCAGTTATCAAATAATGCAACTAAATTATTATACTGACGTTTACCAGCCATAGCAACTGCAGCAGCTTGTCTTTGAGCAGAAGTCCAAGTATCCCATTTTTCAGCTACTTCTGCCATAACACTAGACATTTCACGCATATTGCCATTTTGATCTAAAATATTAATACCCATAGTTTGAAGTTGAGTGGTAACTTCACCAAGTTTAACTCCAAATTCATCTACTCCATCAACTTTTAAATCACCTAAACGCGCATAAATAGTCTTTAATGCAGTACCAACTGATTCTGGAGCCTGTCTAGTTACAGACACAATAGTAGCAATCTGGGCATTCAAATCATCAAATGTAACACCCATTGAAGATGCGGCAGATGCTACTTTACTCATAGCAGTTGATAATTCTTGTAAATCAGATGCGGTAGTAGCACCAACCGCAGCCATTTTATCTACATACTCTTCATAAACCTGCATACCTTTTTCTGCTGCTTCATTAGCAACTTTATAACCATTCCAAACCGCAGTTAATTGTTCAGAAACAACACTCATTGTTTGTCCAGTTACGTTAGAAGTTTTTGCAGTAATATCAGTTAATGTTTTAACTGTTTCATCATCCAAACCCTGTTGATAGTAAATCAAAGAACCTTGAGTATAATTTTCTGTTGTTACAGCTAATGCTCTAGCAGCTTCATTTGCTTGCTTAGAAAAACGTTTCATTTCATCGGCACTCTTACCTGTAACAATACGAATATCATTTAAAGCGCTATCTAAATCTTCTACATAATAATAAGCTTTTTGAATAGTACCACTAATATTATTCATAATAGATGACATAATACCCCATTTTACAGTATTAAAAAATGAAGTAGCTAAGCCATCTAAAAATTTATTAACTTGCTTTGTTACAGTATTAAATTGCATTAATTGTCCAGTCATTTTTAAAAAAGCTTGTTGACCAGTAACTCCTGCATATGATAAATCTTTTTGTAAAGTAGCTACAGTATAACCACTTTGTTTTAAATAATTATTAAATTTTTGTATATTTACAGTATTTAAATTGACATCAAAAGCTTGATCTAAAGCAGTATTAAGAGTTCTTGCAGCATCAGTCATTTTTTGAATTTCTTTAGGCTTTAAACCACTTATAAAATCAGCGTCTCCAGCCATCATTTGAATATCTGCAATATCTTTCTTTAAATCTTTAAGGGCATTCATATCACCCTTTTTAAAATCTAAATAAAAATCTATTCGATTTTTCTTCTCAGCCATCTCTAAACCTCCTTTTCTCTCAAATAGAACTAAATAAAAAAGACCTTACTATTAATATATAATAGTAAGGTCTTATCTATTAATCATTGTTGACCATTATTCATTCCTGTTTTATCAGCAATTTGGACAACTTGTTTTAATTTATCAACATCAAAATTATCTACAACTTCTTTAAGTTTTTCTGCGGAAGCCGGTGCAAAGAAACTTAATTGTTCAACCAAAGCTCGTGCAGAATTTCTATAAGTAAGATAATTATTAACCATCTCAAGTAAATATTCTTTTAAAGAGTTATATTCATCTTCAGGAATTGCAGCAACTACCGCATCAATAATTCCATTAGACTCAAGTATATCATATAAAAGCAAAGGCTCGCTTAATTCATTAACTCCAAATTCAATATCTGTATATTTAATAATAAGATATACATGGAAAAATGCATCAAGAGCAAAAGTATTAAGAATAGTACCCTGATCTGCCTGTTGCATAGCATTTTCTAAAATTGAATTTTTATCAATTGCGGGAAGGTATTGTTTTACCGCAACATCTTTCCCATTAATTTTAATTACTTTTAAACTTTTATTTAAAGTTAAACCCATATCTTTAAAATTCATGGATTATTTCCTCCTTTTGTTTCCTTTTTTAAAACTACCTTTATAATAATTATATCAAAAAATTTTTCACTTGTCAAGTCATTTCACTATTAATAATTTCTCCTATTACTTTTGAAACGGCTTTTTTTGTGACTTGATTAAATTTTGAATCTGAAGAATATTTTCCTCTTTCAAAAAACATATTTATAAGTTTATTTTTAATATCGTTTCTCATATTTCTATTTTTAGGATTGAATTCTTTTGATAATACAGAATCTAAAATTGATGTTAAATTAACTATATCATTATATATAGTAGATACATCATACAATCCATTACCATATGCTTTAATAGATCGTTGATTCATTAAATCTAATGCATTATCACCGCCTTTAATTGCTTTTACATTATCAAAATATAAATTTGCTACGAATTCATCCTTTAATTTTGTATAATCATTAAAAATAGCCGTTTTTCTTCCATACTCTCCATATAATTTATTATATGCTATATCAAAAGCTTCAGCAACATGGCCTCTATTAAATTTTAATCTATGCTCGACCCCGTCTTTCATTTTAACAAAATTATTTCTATATTTAAAATATCTTTGATATAATTCATTTTTTTCATCATAAGCCATAGCTTTTTTTATAAAAATACCAGATTCTTTTGCTGTATTCTTCTTATCAAATAAATTTAATTCACTATCAGACGCTAATAAACCGTTCATAATAAAATTATTATACACTTTACTTTTTATAATATTAATATCAATACCTATATTCTTATTTTCTTCATCATTTATAAATTCTCTAATATTATCTACTACAGTTTTAGTAAGAGATAAACCAATCCTTTCAGAATTTATATTCATAAAATATAAAATATTTTCTTCTGTAATATTTACTAATTCACAATCTCCATCTGTATAATCTGCATAAATACCATAATTTATTTTTTCATTAGTCATTTTTTCTCTAAATTTCATAATCAAAAAATAAGCTTCTCCTAATGCAATTTTAACTTCTTTTAACATTTTTGTTTCTTCTATATTGTTTACCATTTGATCTTTTAAAAAAGTAAATTGAGTAAAAGGATCATTATAATGAGTTATTTCTCCTTTTTTATTTTTTATAGTTGCTTTTGTTGTTATTGTTCCTTTTGTTGATATATATAATTTTATATTTTGTTCTATTATTTTTCCAATTTCTTTTAATCTATCATTAAATCCACTCAAATTAGTAAATATTTTACTAGTTTCATTAATAGATAATATTTCAGCACTTCTATCCAATATTTCTTTTATATCTTCATCGCTAAGAACACCTTCTTTATCATGAAGTCCTTTAAATAATATTTTAGAAGTTATTTGAGCCATATTTTCACTTCCTTTCTATATAACAAAAAAGCGGGAAGCGCAACTGCGCCTCCCGCTTTAAAAATCGAAGTATTAAGCTGCGTCTGCAACTGTAATTGTAATAGTCTTTGTTTCAACGTCTTCCGCACCCAAAGTAAAGGTTTCAGGAGTCGTTTTAACATCATCTGCTTTAAGCCAAAGAATAAAGTGTCCTGCAGAAAGACCCCAAGCAGAAGCATCTTCAACATCTTGAGCTGTAAGAAAAGCACCATTATATTTAACTTTAGTAATATCATCCAATCCAGTATCAATATCAAGAGCAATCCAAGGTTTATCACCAAAAGTTGCTTGATCTGGATCAGTAGATGTCCATTCATCAAGGTTAGCAACGCCACCTGTAACTGTTACTGCGATAGTATCATCATTAACTGTTACATTAAGTTTTCCCTGATTATTGCGGAACTCCGTATCGAAAGCCCAGCCAGCAGGAATTGAATCAGTTCCTACTGGTTGACTATTTTTTATATCAATACTAGGGGTTGGAGTTACGCCTACGGAAAAACCGGGGATGCCGGATTTGGATAAGATTCATGAACATGACTTCCGTCAGCCTCTTTTGCATCATTATCGCTACCAAGAATCTGAATCTTGCACATTAATTTCTTTGTACGATCAAATCTGGTATATCCAGGGAATGCATCCATAACAAAGTCGAATGTGGAAGGATCGCCACTTGCCGCCATTGTAAAAGTAAAGTTAGACTGAACTTTAGCCTTAGGAATGATAATTTCTGCAGCCATATCAAGACCAGTATCTTCTCTACGGAACAATGTCTGAGCTTCAATATAGAAGTATCCACCAAAGTTTTCTGGAGCAATATCTACTTCTGTAACTGCATTAGAATTATTCATAGCAAGATAAAAATCTAATTGAACAGTTCCAGGAGTAGCTTCATTAACAGTGAAAGTTGCAGAATGACTAGCATCTACAGTGATATACTCATCTCCACTTTCCTTAGTTCCATCTACAGTTACATTACTATACCACTCAATACCAGCACCAGAACCATCTAATCTAGTTGCATAAGGTTGTAAATCTTCTAATGCACATATGGTAAATCTTGTTACATTATTTAATCCAGTTTCTTCTTGAAGATCTTCAAGAGTAACTACTGCTTGACCAGAAGAGTTTAAAGCCTTATCAATAGTCATATGAACATGAGCTATTTTATCTGTATTGTTTGGCTTAATAAGACCAGCGCCAGTTAATACTGCAAGTCCCATAGGAGACATAAGTGCATCTGTAACTGTGAAGGTCATTTGCTTTTCACCTTCCCAAGCGATCAAACGAGCATAACCTTTACCACCCTGAGCATATACAGTTGTAGTAGACTGCTCCAAAGAAGAAGTTTGTGCTGTATCAATTTTAAATACCGGTTGATATTTCTTAAATGTTCTATCACCGATTCTCTGATTGTCGGCTGCAGCTTTGAAAACTACATCTACAATTTCTCTTACACCGAACTTCATATCTTATTTCCTCCTTAATTTTTTATTTTCAACAATATTGAAAAACATTTTTATATTTTAAAAAATAATACGAAATTATTTTTTAAATCACTGTATTTTGCATCCAATCTTCTACTTCATCTAAATTTTCTGCGCCTGCAATTTTCATCTTTACATACATATCAAAATCTTGATTTAATAAAAATCTCTTAAATTCATCTTTTAATTGATAAATTGTATAATCAGATAATTCATTTTTATCTTTCTTTAAACCAACAGAAAGAATGCTGATATACTTTCCATAAACAGAAACATTCTCAAGATCAAGTTGTTTATTTTCTTGTCTTTTAGCTTCTGCTTTTTTTATTTTTTTTGCAATTGCCGCAGCAAGTGCATCCGCTGGATTAAATCGATCTTTTAATTCTTCCATTAAACAAAATATTTGAGCAATTATATCCTGAAATGCGCTAAAATTTTTAGCATCTATATTGGATGTGTCTTCACCTATTTTTATAAGTATATGAGTTTTTTCTATCTTTATCTGAGCATTTGGAAATAATAAAGATAAAACCATTAAAGCATGAACTTTATGTTCCAAATTTTTTCGATCGCTCATTACTGACATAAATATATCAAAATTATTTTTATTCTCTAAATTAACTTTGTCCTTGTCGTCTAATATTTTATCTTTATCAAACAATAAAAATTGAGAACCTAAATGAAAATTAAATTCTCCTATCATGCTAATCTCTTTTATACTTGGTTGATGAATTGTTAATCTTGCTTCAGGAAAAGGGATATCTATTCCAGTTTGGAGAGATAAAGGATCTACTTTTCTCATTCTGCCTCTATATAATCATCACTACCATGAGTGGCTGTGTACATTAAACAATAGCCAGCAAGATTTTCATCTAAAATGATTTCATTCATTCCCGCAAAGTTAAGAGTTCCAATGCCAGATAATTTATTATTATTTAAAATACCATCTATGTATCCCGCAATTTTTATTGGTCTCATTCTATAGTTACCAAGATCCCAATATTCAGGATGACAAATAATATCAATCTCAATAATGCAATCTCTAAATTGATCATTATGTCTATCAGGAGTAAAATGATCATATGAAATTCTAATATAAGATTTTACTTCTTCATTCTCTCCCATTAATATTTTAGGTTCAAATCTAATATAACCTTTTTCTCTTAAATCTTGAACTGAAGTATGATTAATCTTATCTATATAAGTTTGATTAGTCATATCATAAAGACAATCTTTAGTATTAATTAAAAGTAATCTCTTAAGCATATCGCTATAAGGACGACTTTCAACAAACAATTTCTTTACAATAGTTTCAGTATCTTTTTCACAAGAGAGAAAAGATGATTTAAATTCACCTTGATAACCGTTCATTCTTGAACCTCTCATAGCTATCCTCCTTGTATCTCCAAATATTAAAATGATTTTACTTCAATTACTTTATCAACTCGTTCACCATTATCTCCAATAAAAGATAAAGTAAATGAAAAGGCTTTTCCTGATATTATTTCTAACACACACGATTTATCTGTTGAAGATTTAATTTTTACTTTATTAGAATTAACTACAAACTTTCCACTGATAATTCCAACAATAGAAAAAACAACATTATCATCAAATACATGACAAGCGGAAGGTCCTTCAATGTGAGGTGACATAAGATCTGGAATTTCTTCTTCTTTCTGAATCATCGCATCTTCCATCTCATTATCATACCATTCATCTAAATAAACTTCCATAACTCTCTCTTGAGAATATTTATCAGTTGCAACAACCTTCCAATTATGCCATTCTTCTAACATTTCATCTGTTTCCGCATCATGATAATTAAGTTTTACCTTTATTACCTTATGTCTTGAAAAATAATTAACTGTTTTACTGTCTTTAGTTACTTTCATAACCATTGAATAATTAAGATCGTTCCACGTGATACCGTGTTTCTGATTCCAAACTGTAGTAGTCTCAACCGGTCCCCGCAGACTTATAATATAAGGGTCTCCATCTACATCAACCTCATAATCTGCTCTTGTTATAATTCCTCTAAAATAAGCTTCTTCTGTATGTTGTTGTAAATCTACAATCCAATATCTATTAGTTCTATCCCACCAAAAAATGGTGCCTTCCATAACGCCAGAATCAAAATCTATTGATAGAACTTTTTTATCAAATTGTTCTGTTAAACGAGAAGGATTGATTAAACATCTCCATCTAGCTTCATTTTCTTTCCCCCTATTTAGAGTTATCCACTCAGCTTGATAACTATTTTTCAATGCGCTGCAAAAGGAATAATATTTTTCTCTAACATTTTTTTTATCATGGAGATCATATCCAGTATAAGATATTCTATTTTTCATTCTATCTAAACTGCTCATATTATACCTCCATTATTTAATTTCATTTTTAATTTGAGTTATAAGACTCAAACATTCAAAAATTAATTTCCTAAAAGTAAAAAAATCATTCTCCTCAGTTAAAGTTTGTAATGCTTCTAATTTACATAACAAAGAAAACAAATTAGTTTGATCAACCCAAAGCTGATCCATTCCAATAATTTCTAAAATAAGATTTTTAAGAGGGGTTTCCCAATCTCCACCTTCCTCTCGACTTGGCAATAATTTAAATATTCTATCTGTAATTCGATTAATATTCTTTATTACCGCATCTTTATCAAATTCTATATCATATTTAAAAACCATGATGATGTGGGAACCCTTTCGCCCAAAATCCGACTCTATTAACCTCTTTACCTTTTGCGCCATAATTAGGCTTAGAGATTATATTACCCATAGTGGATTGGACACTACCATCATCAGTAATTTGTCTTCTCTTATAAATTCTTTGTAAATGCACAGAATCTTTGTTTTGTGTATCAATTAAAACTTTTAATTTAGCCATGTGATTGGCTTGAGAAGTGAACTTAAAATCAGATCCCGAATACTTTTCTTTCGTATTATCTGTTGTATCAAGTTGCTGTCCGAGCCATTCAATAACCATACATAATGCAAGAATATTAATTTCTTCTTTCGTAAGCATATAAGGAAAAGCGCCACCTACCCATCCGATAGCTGGCACTTCTTTATTATTACTTTCTACTCCTTGATATGTACCCAAATCACCCCAATAGCCTTCTTCATAATTAAATAAATCAACTCTAGGAAATTCAAATCTAGGAATAGCATTAATTAAAATATCTTGTAATGCTTCAATCGTTTCAATCTCTGTCATTTCCATATACATATCATCAGTTACTCTTGCTAAAAAACTATCATATATGGTTATAAATGAGGTAGGAATTTTTTCTCTTTCCATTTTAATTACCTCACTTTCTACTAATTATTTTTTAGTAATGACATTGTATCTAGGTTTTTCAGAAGAAATTTCTACTGCGGGAGCAGCTGTACGGCGCTTAGGAGTAGCATCTGCCGCATCTTCTTTAACTCTTCTCTCTTTAGTTTCTTCCTTCTCGTCTTTCTTCTCATCCTCAGCGTTCAAAACTTCATTAATTTCAATCGCTTTATCTATATTAAAACCAGTCTTTTTACTGATAGCTTTACGTTTTCTACTATCTGGAATTTGCTCTTCAACTGCAATCTTCTTTGCAATAGCAATAGCGCCTTCAGTAGCAAAATCAAGGAAATCAAGAAATTCATCCATATTATCAGATTCCAAAAGAATTTCTCTAATTTTCTTTTCATCATAGAAATATTCTGGTTCTACTTGCATATTTAAAGCATCAAGTGCCGATACATTCTCTACAATTAAACAATTCTTTAAAAGATATTCTCCACCATCTGCATATTGAAGTTGTCTTAATTCATTAAGTGGAATTTTTTTAGATTCACCAAATGCGAAGAATCTATTTACATTCAATTCAGGTAAAGTATAACCTACGCTACCATTACTTCTATTCTTAACAAGTATTAATTCGTCATCCTTCATAACACAATCTCCTTTTTTCTCCTTATAAAAATATTGGGGAAGTATATTTCACCTTCCCCATATTTTCTTTTATCTCTAAACTTTTTATTACGGTCTAGTTAAAGTGCTGTTCTGATATACACAGATTGCGTTAGAGAAGATTGCTCTTACACCAACTTTCTTGTAAACCTGAACTTCACGAGAACGATCGTAGTTTGTATATTCATCTACGATAGTCTGACCTTCAAATGCGATCTTAACTGGCTTTTCAGCACCAACCGGAATAATGTATGCATAGCTAGGATCAATTACCTTGCAAGCATTAGTTTCATCTTCATAAGACTGAGGAAGAACAATTACTTGGTGACCCTTGTAATTTGCAAGATAACCATTGTTCCACTTCTGATTTCTCATTTCATCAGAAATCCAACCAGTAGCAGGAACCATAGTAGCTGCGAACTCATAAGTACAGTAAATTGCGGATTTACCATAAGAATCAGCGATGGCAACTAATCTATCCATCTGAGTCTCACTGAAACCGCTCTGACTATGATAATTTGCAGGTTGAACATGACCAATCGCACCAACAAGCTGCTTTTCAATTTCAATATAGATGCAAGCATCAAGTCCTTCCATAACAATATCAAGAACGTCAGCAAAATCTACACGACCATCAAGCCACTCTTCAAATCCGATCTGAGCAGCACCACCAATTGCGTTGGTAGCAACTTCATAGCTCTGACCATCAAGCTTGAATACTTCGTATAAACCAGCGAGACCTATTTTACCGATAAACTGCTTAGCACGTCTCTTAGAAGCCTGAGTAATTCTCTGTGTAAAGATTGGCTTATCGCCCTGTGCGAAAGTCTTAATATCTGCAAACTGTCCATACTGCTCAAGAACTCTTGCAGGAAGAACATCATCAATTGTCTGCTCAATTAAAGCAAATACTGTATTTTTATTTTGTCTATATAATGAATATGTACCAGCGATTTCTTTAAATTCATCTCTTAAAGTATCCTGTAATTCATTATAAGAATAAGTTTTATCTTTAAAGCTAAATGCAGTAGCAACAGAAGGATTTGCCTTGGCTACGCTTTTAGCTAATTTAAGAAGTTCATTAAATTCTAAAGCCATTTTTTTATCCTCCTTTTATTACTGTACTCTCTGAAGTTTCAGAGCTGGCTGACCATCTGGCATTGTAGTTTCTTTAACTACTTGCCATAACATACCTGTCGTATCAGTTGTCAACTCAAGAACCATTGTCTTAGAAGTAGCATCAGCTACCGGTGTAAGTGTATCACCTACTTGATAAGAAACACCAGTCTTAACCATGTTAGTTGTATAAATATCACCAACATTAGTCTTGAACAAACGAGGTGCAAAACCATCCATACGATATGGATATTCAGTATGACCATTAACTGTACCTGCTGCATAATTAGCACCATCGCCATATCCTGCAGTAGCGAGATCAGATGTTACATAGTTCTCACCAGGAATCGGTGTAGGCGGTGTTGTAGAATTATCTACATCATTAACACGAATCATAGCAAAATCTTTATAGGATGTTCTCCAGAACGGCTCATACAACTTAATTTCGTTGAATACAAGCATTGGCTCACCCTTTGTAGCTACTGTACCAGCAGCAGAACCATCTTTACCGCTATTTACAGTACCATTGGCATAATCATAAAACATAAATTCGCCATTTTGAAGCACATTAACTTCCTTATCAAGAGGAAGACTAGCATAAATCTGACCAGTCTTCTGAGCAGAAAGCTGATTTGGCTCTACTTGACCATATTTATTTCTTGTAATAGTAATAGCCATTTTTTATATTCCTCCTTATTTTATTACATTTCTTTCTCTTGTTTTCTTTCTTCTACTCTCTTTAACCAAGCTGGAAGATCAGCTTCATTACTTTGTAATCCATTAAGAGAGTATGTTGTAGGTGCAGAATCTTTTTCCTCTGCATCTTCCGCATTAAAGTTTACTTTCTTTCTTACACAGATAATAGAAAGTTTTGCCTCGATGTCATCCAAAGAATATTCAGATTTATGTTCGATAACTTCTTTCTTATCTTCATCAGAAAGCATATAAAAAGATTTAATTAATTCATCTTTTTTACTATCTTCAACAGAAGACTTAAACTTAACTAATTCTTCTTTCTCGGTTTGCAATAAAGCAAAATTAGTTTTGAGTTCATTGTACTCCTGTTCAAGTAATGCATACTTTTCTTCTAATAAAGAGTATTTCTTCTTATCATCGTTGTCTTCTTCTTCTTTTTCTTTTTCTTCAGTCTTATCTTCTTCTTTATTATCTTCTTTCTTTTCTTCTTCATCTTCATTCTTTTTAAACTCTTCTACATTAGTATCATTTTTAGGGGTTTCTTCTGAATTTACATTGTCCTTTTCAGCAGAAAAATTTTCTGTATTTTCCTGAGATTCTGCTGCAGCTGCAGCATTTTGATTTTCTTCAGTTGCCTGAAAATTTTCTTCAGGAGTCTTAGATGCTTGTGCATTCTCTTGAGTAAATTCAGCACCGTTCTCTGGCTTTTCCATTAAAGTTCCTCCTTTTTCTTTTAATGAATAGGTAAGTTCTTTTAACTCTTGAACCATGCTAAATAAAGTTTTAACAAATTCATCATCTTTTTGAAATTTAGAACTTACTTGTGGAGAAGTGACAGAAGCACCTTCAAAACAAGGTTCAACATCTTCTCCTAAAATACATAACTTAGAAAATACTGCGTCATTTATTATGAAAAAGTCAACACCACAATTATTATCAGTTGACCAATGACCTTTTAAAGTTTCATCATCGCATAATTCCATAGATTGCGGATTTCCTTTATCTACGACTCTGCGACATTCTTCAAATTGACCAGTCCAAAGATAACCTTCAGTCATTAAATACTTTCTAACTACGGTGTTTCCAAATTCATCTGTATCATTAAAATTTTGAAACCAAATTTTGCTATCAGGAGCGATAAATCCATAAGGTTTTGTAAGTTTATTAAACTTAACACCTTCTCCATCAATTATCATTTGATCTCCATGATCTCCAAAATCTTCTTTTCTATCAATATAATATCCAACAATAGGACAACCAGGTAAGGTTTGAGCCATTTTAGTAGCCACTTCTTCGGTAATAAAGCTTCTATTGCGATTAGCGCCTACATAAAGCACTTTTATTTCACATTTAGAAACTAATGGACTGATAGAAGTAATTTTAATAAACTCTGGAGAATCAATAGTAGCAACACTCATTCTTCCCATTTGCGTTGTCCTCCATTAACTTTTACTTTCCAAATTCTTTATTGTTTTTTCAGATTTTTGATCGTCTGCTAATTCCTTGCGGCCGGCCCCCTCTGAAGTACTTCCATCTGCCTTTGTAGTAGAAGAAGAGCTGCCATCCGCGCCTTTTACTCTATTAAGAATATTTTCATTCATAGTAGAACTCATTAAAGGTGGAATAAATACATTAACAAGATCAAGTACATCATTTTCAAAATAAGCATTAGCTAAAATACTACTTTGACTTTGACCTAATGCAATTTGTGGCAACATTTTAGAAAAACCAACTTGCATTTGTTCTTTATATAATTTAGATAACTCTTTAAAATTATATATTGTAGTAGGCAAAATCTGAACTCTAAATTTGAACTTTTTTCCATCATTAAAAGGTTTAACAATTTCATTTAAAAATTCTTCAAATTGAAGTATCATATTATATAATGTAGCTTCATCATTTAAAATAGATTTCTCTAATGCTATATTACCATCAGTATTAAATTGCATTTGAGAAACACCTGCTTCATTAAATAACTGTCTTTCAACTCTTTTCAGATCATCTGTTTGTGCTGTTGCTTGATTATCTGTCATATCTGCAACATCAACATCTGCAAAAGTAGTTAAAACATCAACGCCTATTGCTCTACTTAACATTTGCACTGCATTATTATGAAGTTGTTGAGCTTCATCAACATCAAAAATAAGTTCTCCATTCTTATCCAATGGCATTTTTTGAACTAAAATCTTTAATAATCTCTGCATTGTTTTCTTTCTATCCAAAGCCTGAGCTTCATCAAGATCAAGAATTAACGGAATAACAGAGATAAACATAGGATAATCTTCTCCATTAGCAGTAAACTTAACAGTTTGTTCTACATCTAATAAATACCAACCGCCCTGGTCTCCCGCAAACTCTGGAGGTAACTTCCCTTGCTTATATAATACATAACCTTTTGCAAATTCTTTAGGAAACAGTTTTAATATTTTCATCTTTTGTGCAGTATCTCTAAACTGTTCATCAAAATATTTCATATTAAATTCAACTGCTGGTTTTTTACCTTTACAAAATCTACTCCTACAATAATTAACTGGCAACTCTTGCAATACAAGAGTACCATCTGATGCTTCAACTTTATATCCATAATAAGCACCATATTTTAATACTTTCAAAGCAATCTCTCCAAAATATTTTTTAACTCCAAAATTATCTAATTTATCTAAACCTGCTTGAAAATTTTTTAATAATTTTTTAGTATTAACATTTTCTTCATTTGCATATGGAGTTAACATCCAATCATAACGATACATAAAAGCCATATATCTAACAATACGAGCATAAATACCACTTATTTTATAAAAGAAATCACTAATTTCCCGCATTGTTTTTAAATCATAAGTATGAATAGCTCTAAGTACAGTTCCTTTATCTGCTAATCTTGGATTAATATTTTTTAAAACTTTTAATTCTAAGATTGCATCATCAAGTATTTTAGCACCAACTTTAATATTATTAAAATCTAAAGTCGGTTTACCTTGATATCCAGTATCTATTACTGTAGAGTTAGCATCTCTTGAAGAAATTATGCTAAAGCCTTTTGCTTTAATTTCTTCTGTTCTTCTATTTCTCAAAGAGACACCTCCTTTACCTAATTACTATTATAACAAAAATTAGTTATAAAATCAAATATATGGTGATATAACTTTAATAACTCCACTTATAACCATAGGCTTGTTTTCTTTTTCCCTTCGCCACTGTAATTATATTACTACCAGCAGCGCGATCTTTATTTAAAAAATTAGTTGCTTCAGCAATAGAAGAAAAAGTTCTAATATATTCATTATTTAAATTATATTGCTTTATTTCTTTTTTCTTTATATTATTATTTGCTTCTAATTTTTCTTCTTTTAAAAAAGACCACCTATAGCCATATGCTTGATTTAATTTTCCAGCTGCGGCTTGCCCAATATGAGTTGGATTATCAATATTTAACTCCCAACCTGCATCAGCAATAGAATCAAATTCATCTATATATTCGCCATTTAAATTATATCTATAAATATGTTTTCTTTGTCTTTCTGAATTTGTATCTCCGCCATCTGTTAAATTATAGCCACCTAATTCAACTTTAGTTTGATAAAATTTTATCCAAAATTTTTCTCTATCATCTAATAAAGAATTATCACATTGTTCTATTAAAGTAGGATAAAAATTATCAATTCCTAATTTTTGAATGGCTGCATAAAGTGCATAATGAGAACTATCTTTATATTTAGCAACTTGTTTATGTTGTTGCCATCTTCTTTTATAAGTTCTAATAGTTTGTCCTACATAAACTATTTTATTTATATCTCGCCTTATAATTCCATAGATATCTCCCATTTTATTTTACTCCCAACCATATGCAGCCTTCATAATATAATCATAATCAAGAATATTTTCATCCCAATAGGGAATAGCAATTAAAGTATAACCATGAGTTTTACAATAAAATCTTTTTTGTTCATCATTATACTTCTGTCTAAAAAGACCCTTTTTCCCACCATATTTTGATTTAGCTTCATAATGCTGGATTCCTTGATATTCAATCAAGAAATCCAGATCCCCATTATCATCAAATACAGCAAAGTCAAATCTAAGTGGTCTTCCACTGCTTGAAACTAAATCAGGAAAGCTATATTCTTCTTTATAAGTCAAGCCCGCAGCATCTAATATATCACATATTTTTATTTCTCCACGACTAGATTTCATAACATTTTCTTCCTTTACTATATTATTTTAATTTACTTCATAAAATATTTTCTTCGCTTGTCCAACTATTAACTAAAAAATAATAATTGACTTATATCTCGTTTTTTCCTTTTTCGTTTTCTATCTTCTTCTTGTTTTATATAATACAATCCATATACAAAAGCAGAAAATTTATCTTTCTTAATACCTCTATTGCTTTGTTTTAAAATAATATTTACACCTTCATTATCTTCTATCAAATTCCATTATCTTTATATTAGACGCAACTCTAATATCATATTTCTATGCTCTAGCTTTCACTAGATGTTGAGACTATATCTTCACCCTAATACTAGGGGCCTTCCATTTCGATTTAAGGGATTCTCACCCACCGCATTAGCTTCGGCCCTACTCCTATAGGAGCTTCTCATCTCCCTATGGGATAGTCGTTGAACATTTTATTTATATTTCCAATAACTATTACAACTTTTAGAATTATTTTTTAACGCATATCTAATAGCTCCATCTGTAACTTTTAATTGCCTACTTGCTTCAATTACACTAGGATATTCAATTTCTGTTCCATCCTCTTTTATTTGGATAACTGGTTTTACTATTTTTCCTAATTGATAGCAAGCATGAAGAGCATTATCTTTTTTACTGATAATTTCTAAATTATCTAAAAAATTATTCATTTTATTTCCATCTTTATGATTTACTATTTTATTATCTAAATCTTGCTCTGTCCAAGTTTCAATAACTAGAATATGCGCTTGTTTTGAATAATTTTTATTATTAATTCTTAAAGTATATCTGATATATCCACTTATATTAGGAGTTTCTTTTAATAAGATATTTGTTTTAGTATTATATACTCTACCATGCTTAGAAACAAAATAATTTGTATCTTTATATTGCTTCCATTCATCTTGTTTTTGTAATTCTTCTAAGGTTATTTTTTCCCTATCTCCAATAGCCAATTTACTAATTTGAGTTTCTATTGCATGAATTCGATTTTGAGATTGATCAACCCACTCTAAATTTTCTACAGTGTTATTTAACTTATTTCCATCTTTATGGTTTACTATAGGTAAATTATCAGGATTTGGAATAAAAGCTTCAGCAACCAATCTATGTACTGCATATCCTTTTTTTCCTTCTTTTGTTGTCAATCTTACCATTCTATATCCAGTATTAAAAATACTTCCTGTTAATATCTTATTTGTTTTTTGACTATAAATTTCTCCTAATTCATTTATTTTATAATCAGTATTTTCTCCATTAATAATTATTGTTTTCATTATATTCTTACCTCCGTAAAATTTTACCCTTCGTAAGAATATAACTTTTATATAAATAACTTTGCTGCGGATTGCCCAATTTCTTTCATTATTACTTATTAAAAAGTAGAAAAAACTCTAAGGAGTTCCCCGCAATTAGAAAGGTTATTATTCATAAATATTACTATTTATGCTGCCAAAATTTTCTAGCATTTGTTCTCTTAAAATAGAAGTTAAAACAAAAGGTTTAAGATAAGTATTACGCTGATCAGCGTTATAATTTTGTCCTTGCTTTGTACTCATTAACTTAGTTTTTGCAGCTTGTTCATCTATAAGGAACTTTACTTTTCCACTTGACATTTGTGTTTGGGCATAAGAATATGCTTCGGTATTAATAGGTGCATTAGCTTTAATTAAATACATAGCATTTTCTTCAACTCCCGCGCCTTTAATTTTTTTATAAAGATTAATAGTATCTTCTGCAGTTCCATCTTCAACTCCAAAAGGCGGAAGATCATCACCACTCTCTGGATCAACTTGAGCTTTAGTCATAAAGTCAATAAGACCAACACCAAGACCATTGGCATCAATAGCAAGAACTCTTGCTTTATATTTATAATATAATTTCTTTAAATTAATTGCTTGTGTTTCAAAGTCTTCCGCTTCATAAGTATAAATATTAACAAGAGTCTTCAAATCAGAACCTTGCGGCTGCGGCGTTGCCTTAAATACGCATGCTTCTGTTGTACCATTTATATTCCATACAGTTCGTTAAGCTGTATGCGCTTTCGCTGCTGCATGTTACCATGCAGATTAGACTATATCTTCATTCATTTCTGAATGTTCCCCATTTCGACTCACTTGAGTCTACGTTTTTCAACTAGTCGTTGAACCTTAATTAAAATTATAATCCTTTGTAAGCCAACCCCAACTTTTTTTTCTTTTTATATCTGAAATACAGTATTTAGAAACACCATATTTTTCTCCTATTGAAGTTAAGCTATCTGTTCCAGATTGTATTAATTCACAAATTTCTAATACTTCTTTTTCTGTTAATTTTACACATCCTGCATTTTCCCCTTTAGCTTTATTTGCTAAATTATTTTTATATGCATGTGCAATATTTTCTAATCCAGTACACCATTCAAGATTTTCTAAATTATTATTATGTTTATTTCCATCTTTATGATTTACTTGTAATTGTAAACTATCTTTACGAGGCTGAAAAGCTTCTAATACAAGTCTGTGTATCATAAAAAATTTTCTTCCTTTATTAGTCATAAGACCAACTCTTAAATATCCCTTAGAAATTTCTTGTTTACTGATCAAATGCCATCCTCTATATGGAGAATAAACATTACCTTCTTTATCAATTCTATATTCTTGATTAAAAGTAAAACCTGGATAAGTAATAATTCTAGTATTATTTAATTCCATAAATAATATCTCCTTTCTTTCTGATATTATATATGAAATTTGTGAATTACAATGTATACAAAGTTGTCCAACTTTATATACACAAATTTTAATTCTTGGCTGCTGATTGTCCTTTATTTAAAAGGAGTTCCCAGCAATTAAAGGAATTTTACTTGAGCTATACATTTTAACCCAATACGACCAACATCGACTCCGATTACATAATAAGCTGATTTAGAAGATCTTCCGCTATATTCATACTCTGGCTGAAGTAATACTCTATGTTTATCAAACTTCTCCGCAGAATAGAATGCATTCTCAACTGCACCAGACCATATTGATCTATATTCACGATCAAATGAATCATCATTATAAGTTCCTTGTACTTTAAGCTGATCTACAAAATCTTCATCTAATAATCCTTCTGTTACTGGCGTTTCATAAGTTCCTCCAATAACCATAACTTGATTTGGATCAATAACACTTTGAACTAAAAGTTCAATAAGTTTATCATACGCGAATGAATTCTTCCAACCCGCAGTTGTAATATATATTTGACTCTTATTAACATTTTCTTCTTTATGTCTAGTTCCATCTGGAAGTAATCTATCTACATTGGTAGTAGGAATAATAACTTCGTTTAAGATATCTCCATCGATAAGAACACACTCTTCCATAAGTCCGCCTGTTCTACGCTGACCACGAGAAGATTGCCTTGCCGCAAGAATATCAATAGAAGAACCATTTTTAAATACATACTTTACATCATCTTTTGATTTTTTAGAAACACCACGATCCCAATTTATTTCATTATTAAGCGCGGGAATTAGCTTACATATTTCCTCTATCTTAGCTATTGTGATGCTTGCAGCTTGCTCTTTCAGTTTGTTATCCTAAAAGCTTTTTATCTTTTAGTTCTTATACTTTTTATTCGTATAAGCTCAGCATACCTTTTCACCCTCGTTTAACGTTAGGTTTTGACTATTGGTGAGATAGTCTCAAATACTCCTATATAGTATTGTGTCGCGGCCTCGTGGATGGATTATATCTTTTCACCATCTATGCGTTGCCCCTGACTATAATTTTTATAGCCTTCGGTTCGGATTAGCATTTCAGCCTCCCCGCTTAATTCCGCGATAATCATATATTAAATTTCTTTAATATACGGCAAAAAATATTTTATTTTGTTTTATGATACTTACTTCCATTCTTTATAAAGTCTAAATAGCTAACATATTTTCTATCTAAATAAATATTTGAATCTTTATATATCCAGTTTAAAAAATTTAAAACATCATTATAAGCTCCAAAAACATATCGTTTAGCTCCATCTTCTCTATGAACATCAAAAATTTTATTTTTCTTATCAATATTTTCAATAGAATCTAAAAAACCATTTATAAAATTTTCAGTCCCTATTATTCCTACTTGAAAACATTTTTCTGTGTTGGTAAACCAACCATCACCATCAAAATATCCTCTAATGAAATGTCTAATTAAATATTTTGGTACTTGATTTTCATTTGGAAAATTTAAAATCAATGATTTTTTAGGAACACATCCTTTATTTATCAAATCTTGTTTACATTGGGAACTTCTAAAACTCATTCTATAAGATTTTGTTTTTTCTCTATAACTAATTTTATTATTTATGTTCATAAAAGTTTTAAATTTTTCTATATGTTTTAAATCTTTTTCGGCAAGCCCAAGTTCTATTTTATCTTCTTTAGAACCAACACTGCCATCTGCATATAAAAAGCCTAGCCAATAAGCTTTTTCTTCAGTATCAATTTTTTCAAAATTAGTTAGGACGTTTTTTGCACTCATTAGTGCTCCTCCTTATTTTATATTTTATATTTTACCACCCGTAGTCACGAATAAATGACTATTTGGATAAAGAATACATCTTAACATTAATACCATCATTGAGAGGAAAGATTTAGAATCTTTATATTCTATTAAGTTCGCAATGCTTAATACGTTCTCTTATGAACTGCTTATAGTTTCCTATAAGAATAGACTATATCACATCTGTAATATTACAGACTCCTCCATTTCGATTTAAGGGATTCTCACCCGCCGCATTTGCTTCGGCCCTACTCCTATTGCCTCTATTTATTATTCCTCGGAGGCTATTTCAGGATAGTCGTTGAAGTTTTATTCTATATATTTAAAATGAAATCCACCATGAGATTTATTAATACCTCTGCATACTTTTGATATAGTGCTACTATCTAAGTTCAACTTTCGTGCAGCTTCAGCAACAGAATTAAAATATGCAATATGATTATCTGTTAAAGTTAATTGTTCAACTTTTTTGCAAGATGAATTAGTTTTTGTTTTATATAACGCAGCTTTAACATTTTCACTTAATGTAACTAATCTTAAATTTTCCAATTTATTATCAGTTTTATCTGCATTTATATGGTCTATAACAAATCCTTCAGGAATACTTTCAATATCATTAAAAATGCAATAAACTAATTTATGAATTAAGATATCTTTAACTTTGCCTTGATTACTTAATCTTACTTTATTATATCCGCAAGTTAAAGAAGGCTTTAATAAAAGCATTGTTTCATCATTTCTAACTCGACCTAATGAGGAAACTGAATAATGATAATTCTTTATTTTTTTCCATTTTTCATTAGGTAAATCTTGTTTATAATATTCTTTAACAGATATAGGTTTTATTAAATTATTTTTATATGCATGTAAAGTATTATCTGAATAATTACTCCATTCTAAATTATCTACATTATTGTTTAATTTATTTCCATCTATATGATTAATAATAGGTAAATTATCTGGATTTGGAATAAAATATTCAGCTACTAAACGATGCGCATAAAACATTTTTTTATTATTATTTTTTGATAATCTATAATACTTATACCCATGTTCTCCAATGCTACCTTTTAATATTTTGTTAGTATTAATATTAAGCACATCGCCATTATCATAGATATAATAATTATAATCATTAATCTTTTTTCTCATAGTAGACTCTCCTTTATATAAAATACTTACCTGCTCATTCCCTTGATTATATAAATATTTCCCTAGGGGCTTTCACAATTATATAATTTTAGGGTTCAAGCAATTAAAAGGATTTGTCCAACTTTAAAAGTTTTGGCGCGAATTCACGCACGAGGAAAAGTCGCATATACATATCTATGACGCATTACCACCCGCAAAAATATTCTTTGATAAAAATAAAATTTGAAAGTGCTCTCAGGCCCCTTCATAAAATCTATAAGATAATCAGGATATTCTCTATAAAAAGCAATTAATTTTCTTAAATGTGGAACTTGCTCTTTTAATCTTTCTTCTGATAAACCTTGTTTTTCACTTCTAACACTATTTAAATCTAATAAATTTTGTAAGCTCATGATTATTCCTCCTCATCTTCATCCTCAAGAGAAGCATCATGTGCTTTGTCTTCTTCAATAGCAGATTGAAATTCCATATAATCTTCTTCAGATAACTCAACTTCATCGAGACCTTTTAATTTAGCCTCTTCTCTATCTCTTCGCATATTTTCAGCATTTTCTTTATTTTTAAGATAACGTTCAATTTCTTCTGCCAATGCTTTATCTTCATAAATAAGGGTTTTATTATAAAGTTTAAGATCATCAATAATTTTATCAACTACATCGTAAGGAACTTCAATTTCATATCGTGGAATTTGTCCACCATTTTTTTCACAATAGGCAACCATTTCACCAACAGAATCAACAAAATCACCTTTACCTTCTTTATTTTGTGCCTCTGTGAACTTTGCGGATTTCATCATTGCATCATATACTCTTGAAAGTTTTTGATATGTATCTGTATCACCACAATCAATAGCTTGATTCATTTTAAGACTAGTCTTACATATCATTTTAAGAGTATCAAGGCGGGCTGCGCCCTGTATATCAAATGAGTTCATAAATTCATTATAAAGCTGCTCTAATGCTACCCATTCATCTGCACGATATAATCTACCCCATTTCATAGCAAGATAAACCTTATCTTCATCTGTTAAATCTGCTCCAACATCAACTAATTGAACTTCTTCAAATTGAGAATTCATAGGATATTGGAAGCCGGAAGGATCTGTTCCATATTCTCCTGGATTAGACCCGGTTCCCGCATATGATGGTTCTGGAGCATGAATTTCTTCATAAGTTTTTAATTGAGCTTCAGAAATTTCTCCATTTTCATAGGCTTGTTTCATTTCTTCTAGCTGTTGTTTCTGTTGATCTTCTGGAATACCATAAAGTTTTGCTTTCTCTTCTGCTTCAACTTTAAGTCTTTCAGTATCTGCCCAAGTATAATTTTTCCATTGTTTTAATTTCATTTTGGATAAATATTTACCAAATACAGACATTCCATTCATTTTATGGGGATCTTTAGCGTAGGCCCGATCCCGCAATACATTCCATTCAGCTTCTATATATGGGACATCAAATTTCTCCAAGAGCCAAAGAAATGTATCAGGTTCAAAATTATTTATATGAAGAGTTAAACAAGCTTTACAAAGTTCACACTTTTCTCCATTTTTATAAGTATAAAAATTTGTATCAAGCATAGTTTTTCTACATTTCTGACAATATATTTGAGCCATAAATTAATCATCCTTTCTTATTTCTTTTTATTACGACATTCCTTACATATAGAATAGAAGTGATCTTTACTTGTACTATTTTTTGAAAAGAAATGATTATGTGCTAATTTAAATTGTCCACATCTTGAACATTTTTTAAATTTTATTTTACCTGGCTCTTTATATGTAAAATTCCAGATTAACCACTCATTAGCAGCCTCATTCGCAATCATTTTCGGTATTTTGTTTCGCCAAAGAGAAGAAATATACTCCGCGCTGTGTTTAATACCATAATCATCATAAAGTAATTCTTGAATTTCTGCATTAGATTTACCATCAATTTTATAAATAACTAAATCATAATATAAAGGATATTTTTCTTTTAAAGTATTGTCTATAAGATTTTCCAAATCCAACATCATCCATCTAATATCACTTTCAAATTTATCCCAACTTTCTTCTTTTATTTGAGAATAATTACACAAAAGAGCAGATACATGTTTAGAATTATAAAGATTAATTAAACCCGTACTTTGAACTTCACCTTCCGCATCTAAACTAACTTTTTCTTCTAAATTAATTTTAGATAAGCTTTTAGTAATATTCATTACATAGATAGGCTTTTTGTAAAGATTTTTAAGTTGATATTGATCTTTCCGCAGTTCAATAAGTTGGCGGCGGAGGAGGTAAGCCTTTTTGCCGGTCGCTATCTTACATTTTTTTTCAACCTGGTCTATCGCTTCCCGCAGCTTCCGCATCCCAGGAATAGTTTTTATATCTTCTTCTGTGATTCCTACTTTGGGGGCAAAAATAATATTTTTATCGTTGGTAATCATATTATAGATACCATCTTCCCCATTTTCTAATTTGCCTATAAGTCCTTCAAAAGAGGTCTCCCGCTTATTTACTGTTATCATATGATTATCTGATAATATTTTATTTTTGGTTTCTTTTGTTTGTCTCTTTTTTTCACTTTTTGGAAATAATATATATTTTGTTAATTTTTCTAAATAAAGGGAATTTAACTTTTCAGGAGGAGTATTGGCAATAATTTCTTTGACTTTTTCGACGCGCTCTTCTGAAGTTTCTAAGGAATAATCCATTTTAATATAATCTTTCGCGCCATTCTTTTCTATTGTCTCCAATTTCTTTTCTCCTTTTTATAATATATTGTATACGGTTTCCCGCCTCTATTATTATTATAACAAAATTTTTTTCTTTTGACAAGTTTGACCAAGAAGAAATGTATAAAAAATGTAGGAGATTTTATTTGAAATTTTTAGCAGCAAATTTTTTACATGATATTCCTGCGGGATTGAGAAAGGAATTTTTTAAGAGTTATGAAGAATTAAGGGGAGAAGTAAATAAAAAAATTTATGGTAAAGCATAGTAAAACGGAGAAAAGATAGAGGTGCGTATAATTTTTAAAGGGGAATCGTGGAAACGATTCTCCCTTTATTTATCCGTAATTTGAAATTGAAAAAATATTTGGAGAGAGTTTCGTTTTTCAAATTTGAAAAAATTTTGGAGAGCTTTCTTCGTTTTTTGAAATTGAAAAAATATTTGGAGAG